AAGGAGGTAGAAAAGGACAAAAATGAAGCCTCAGAACCAGGATACCCATAGGGCATCATGACTGGGCACGGAGCAGAAACATCCGCATAGGGCTGAGCAGGCCCAGCAAGCCTATGCGGCATGTATATCCCCTTCTTTGCCAACCCGACATAGCACTCAGGAGCAGATAGGGTCAAATCAGACTCCGTCAAAGGCAACTTCGTATGCTTGGCTACGGCCAGCGTCGACGCCGAACTTCCTATAGACGACGAGTAAATAAATCCCGTCGAAGCAAAAGGGACGTACGGGTACTGAGCCGCATAAACCGTTCCTTGGTCATTAATAGCAGCCGCTACCAATTCCGCTGTAACCGACTTATACATATGCCGAAAAGAAAAGGGCAAAGCACTGGGAGCTATGATATTGCAATTCGGGCCAGCCACCACAGCACCAAGTTCCACTTGCAAGGAACCAATAGAGTTGGGCAGCACGGCCGCTGGTTGCAAATACACAGCACCCCAGGCAGCTCCAGTAGGAGGAACAGCAGCAGTAAAATCAGCAGGAGAGGGAGCAGCAGCCCAGACCAAGCATGTGTAGTCGCCAGGTGGCGTCCACATAAACAGGTCCCAAGACGTCGTTGCCGATGCTGGTGCAGTAATAGTAGTCTGCACACGATACTCTGGGCGCAATACATCAACCGCATTCGGGTCAGGGACACCAGGCGATGCGGTTGTGCAACAGGGGTCTAAGGCCTTGACTACAAAGTCGCGGCCATACCCGCTAATTCCATGACGTTCTAAACGTTTCTCGATTTCAGCCTTCATAAGCGGAATGACACTTTTCCTAGTGTGTCCTCCGGAACACCGAGGACTGGGATGTCCCTAACCAATACATCAGCCAAATCCACCTGCACCATCCGATAAAGAACGGGATGCGAGATGAAAGCGGACACCATGGGCACACGCATGAGATACTCCTCACAATCGAAGAGCTCTTCAGCAGAAAGCCCATAGCGTTCAGCGAAGTGGTGGTATATGCCTAAATCGAAGCGTTGTTCGACTGTACCAAAATCCCGCCACCAATCCTTGCCCACGTCAATAATAGACTCACCGGTGAAGGCTTTAGCTAACCACACCTTGATGATAGGCAAAGAATTACAACTCGGCCAAAGGCCAAGAGCAATGGCGTTCATATGTCGCGACAGCATCTTCTCAGACGGCATTTTAACAGTCCACCACAATCGGGCTAACAATCGACCAGGCTTTGGCACAAAACCAACATGCGTGCCATCGGTCACCCAAATGGCAGAAGTAAAAGACGCCTGGTATATGGAGGGAAACATCCTATATTCCGGATTAATTCCGCAGCCGCGCTCAATTTGAGCAATTAAATCACAATCAACTGGATCATAGAACGCGGCAATCATATCATCTCCGGCGACGAGAACACTCACTCGAATTCGCATCTTATCGAACGCATGACAAGAAATCAATCCATTCAAAATGGAGTTCCAGAGCGTGGTGTCGTTATGGCCCGATTTGACGGTGCCATCGACAACATACTTGAGGAAACCCGATTTATCAAAAACAATTCCATGCACCTTTTCAAACTCCCGCATGGCATCAGCCAACTTGACATCAAATGCTGAATACACA